ACAAAACCAGCTTCTGCCCGAACTGCGGAGCAGATATGAGAGGTGAACAGGATGGATGATTTAATCAGCAGACAGGCGGCGATTGAAGCGATAGACCGTCTGGATATACCAGAAGATATGTGCGTGTTCGAGATATTGAGTCATATCGAATTGGAAATCGGCAATTTACCATCCGCACAGCCAGAAATCACGAGATGCAAGGACTGCGAACACTGGACAAATGATAATTGCCCGTTTGCAGATAATAGAAATGGCTATGGCTGTGATCAATTCGATATAAGCGATCCGGAATGGTATTGCGCAGACGGGGTAAAAAGAGTCGATGAAAAACGAGTTTAATAAAAAAGAGATTGGTTTTATATGGAACTGGTACATTGATTCGATGAAAGAAGAAGGATATACAAGAGAAGAAATTATGGATATACACAGAAAATCATTATCGTATCCGAGCCTTAAAACAAAAAGTAAGAGATTGAGTAAAAACTATAGAACAGCTTTTTATGCGGGGATAATGACGGGAATATTATCATGCGACGATTCATTCAATGAATTTGTGCAGTGAGGGGTAAGGAACACACAGAATGAACGAAAATGAGATGCTGAAGAAAAAACTATTTGAGCTGATGCTGGCAATAGATGTTCTATCCGTGAAAAAAGATTACGCAGGATTAAGAAACAAGCATTTTAAGGAAATGAATTGGATAAATGAACATGGGATGGACGAAGATTATTACAATTATCTTTTCACGCATTACATCAAACCGGGGAAGCTGATAGAAGGAGAAGAAGATGGAAACGGCAGCAGGAGTGATTGATAAGATATGCAGCAAGATCGGAGTAGCATCCGAGTACCTCATTCCGAGAATCTCAGAAATGAAATTTTATTCGAGTGTGTTCGGATCTGTAATGTGCGGGATCATGTTTATCGTATGCGTGGTAACTGCGATAATCGCTCACGGATGTGCATACAGGAAAAAGGATCCATATTACGGAGACGCGCAGGAGAATCTGATCTGTCTCGCATGGGCAGCAGGATTAGGAGCGATTATTCCGTTTATTTTTCTGACCTGGAATATTTATAGCGCGTTCATGTGGAAGCTGGCACCGGAAGCGAAAACCATAGAATACATACTAAAGGTGATGAGATCATGAAACCGAGAATATACATTGCCGGTCCGATAACGGGAACATCGGATTATGAAAGCAGATTCAGAGATTATGAGGCGAGTATCAGAGACTGGATGCCGGATGCAGAGATCGTGAATCCGGTGAAGATCACTGAATCAATACAGTATTTCAGCCATGAAGAGATCATGAAGGTGTGTATAGCAGCTCTGTCGAGCTGTAACATGATCTTCCTGATGCGGGGATGGGAGAACTCAGAAGGAGCGAAAGAGGAGCTTCAGTATGTATATGATCATCCGGGACAATACTCAGTGATTCGAGATCCGTTTATTTTCGAGAGGACAGAAGGTAATGGAGCAAGATGAAGAACAAGAAGTAAGCTGTGTGTGGTTCCGGCGGGGATATGCGAGAGAAAAAGGAAACAAATGCACAGGGATCAGAACAGGATATACTTACGCGGATTTCTGCGAGAGGTGCCAAAATTGGGAGAAATACAATGGGCGAGAAGACCAGTAAACCAGAAGAGCAGAAGAAGCACATGGCAAAGGAGCTGGAGAACTGCAAAATGAGACAGATGTACAAGCTGGAGATAAAGGACGGAAGATGCTCGGGAGTTCCATCGCCGGGAGGATATCCGATCAGAGATTGCTGGCAGTGCGAGTTCTGCGAATGGAGTGAGGAGGATACAGACTGGGATCTGTAAGACAGAGACATGAAAAGTGATTTCTATTTCCGGAAGCAGCCGGGTGGAGTAGAACCAATACCGAGAGGATACTGCGACAGATGTCTGCATTATAAACTGATCGATGAGATTCACGGGGTATGTAATGACATCTTCGCAGACGAATATCAGCAGCATGTGACAGCAGCACACTGGTGCCGATACTGGAGAAAAGGGAAGAAAGAGAACCTGAGAGGAACTGAGACGAAACCGTTCAGCAATTTCGCAGAAGAATGGGAAGAGGTGACGAAGGATCTTCTGCGAAGGGGAGGCAGTAAGAAGTGAGAAACGTTCGATACGATCATAAACGAAGAGATTCGGAATACTGGATATCCAGCAGAGACTTCCGGCTAGCATACGCTTACGCCCTGAAATATAACGAGTGGAGGCAGGAAGCGGAAGCACTCGGAGGAATGAAAGCGGTGAATTATGACGGGATGCCACATGGAAACTCAGTGGGCAATCCGACAGAATCAAACGGGATTAAGATCGCGGAGCTGCTGGAGAAGATCCGGAAGGTTGACAATGCACTGCACGAAGCTGCGCCGGAGATAGAGAACTGGCTGAAGATGTATGTAACGAATGAGGATATCACTTTTGACATGCTGAAAGCACGGGGAATCCCATGTGAGAGAGCGATGTTCTACAACAGGAGAATGAAGTTTTATTATCTCCTGTCTCAGAGAATATAACAGGCAGCAGGAGTTAGAGAGGCAATCGCAGGCCGGAGGTGAACAAAGCAACTCAAAAATAAAATTACAGCACTGCGAGCACAATTTCAGAGATATATTTATATCATGGAATTTCACGAGAGCGGAACATGGCTGATCATGGAAACAGTCATGCGAAGCTCTTTTTTGATAAGCAGAGACATGGATCCTACTTTTGCCATATAAATTTCTTTTCTTTGTAGCAAATGACCATCTGGATTCAACAGCGGGTGCGTCCTTCTCTGCTGCGCAGGACGGTGCGATCCCGTCGTCCAGATTAGCGGATATCTGACAAGCCGCATAATAAATACAGAGGGCGCCTCCTTTAGTTTATTTCCGGGGCGCCTATTTGATTGAATATGATTTACATTAGGTGCCCGCATTGCGGGCGGAGGATTCCGGCGGGGGAGAAGTGCTCGTGCGGATTTAAACGGGACTATGCAGACGTAACAGATCGAGTGAAGAAGCAATACCATTCAGCCAGGTGGACAAAGACAGCGAAGCTGGTGACATCTATCTTCAATGGATTAGATCCGTATGCGCTGAAGCATGGAAGCTTAGAGTATGCGGAGGTGGTACATCACATCGTACCGACAGATGAAGACAGCACAAGGTTCTTCGACATCACGAACCTGATACCTCTGAGCAAAGCTTCTCATCGAGAGGTTCACAGACTGTACGAGGTGGACGAGGAGACCAAGGTGCATCTACAGGACGAGCTTCGGTCAATCGTCCGAGAACGCGAAGAGGCTAGAGGGATGTAAGAAAGTTTATGCCGTTTTAGGTAAGACCGCGCGCCTCCTTTTCTTTCCGCAATTTTCCCTTTTGAATGGATTTTCGCTTTCAAAAGTGAAACAGAAAAGGAAATTTTTTCTAAAATTTACATTTAAAAAATAATCAAAGAAAGGAGTCGGAGATGGCAAGGCAGCGAAAAGTGCTGGAAATGTCCGTAAAACACAGGACAAATTCCGAAAAAAATCAGAAAATTTACGAAGAAAATCTCGTAAAAACGGGAAGGACAGATCTTGACAAGGTCTCTGGACTCCTGGACGGACCGGAAGCGCGTAAGGAATACAAACGTGTCCTGAAGGAGCTTCAGAAGATTGACATCATAGGAAATCTCGACCGGGCAAACCTCATTGCATACGCAAATGCCTGGTCGATGTACATGAAAGCTCACAAGCAGATACAGGATCCGGATTTCACGATGCTCGTAGATACTCCGGCAGGGCAGAGACCGAATCCGCTGCTGAAGATCGCGAGCGATGCTTATGCCGAGATGAGGATAGCAGCCGACAAGGTAGGCATTTCCATCGATGCGAGACTGAAAGCAGCACACAACAAAGCTGCTGAACAGGAATCGGAGCTTAAAGAGTCGTTCGGAGATTTTTGATTATGACGAACCTTGAAGAAATCACGAGCTATGCAGAAGACTGCATCAGCGGGAAGATTCCTTCATGCGTTAAGCATAAATGGGCATGTATGAGACTTCTGGGAGATCTTAAAAAGGTCGGTTCACCAGATTTTCCTTATGTGTGGGATGAGAGGCAGGCAGATCGGATCGCCAAATGGTTTGCGTGCCTGAAGCATTCAAAGGGAACACTCGCGGGACAGCCGATCATACTAGTGCCGTGGGAAAAGTTTTCAGTCTGCCAGATTTACGGATGGAGGAATAAGGACACAGGATTACGGCGGTTTAAGCAGAGCTTCATGGAAGTCGGCAGAAAGAATGCGAAGTCTCAGTTGGAATCCGGTATCGCTCTCTACGAGTGCGGGCCGAATGCCGTTTATGATGACGAAGTACATGAGATTTATACGGCTGGAACAAAGCGTGATCAGTCAAAGATCGTGTTCAACGAGTGCGACCTGATGACACGAGGCACGCTCATCCGTAAGAAATTCAAAATAAGCCGTGATTCCATCGAACACATAAAGAGCGGATCCTTCATAAAACCGCTCTCGAAGGAAGATGGACAGCGCGGTGATGGCACGAATCCGGCATGTCTCATCCTGGACGAGTATCACCAGCACAGAACAACAGAGTTCTATGCGCTGGGACTCGGATCGCAGACGAAGGAACCGCTGCTGATGATCATCACGACAGCAGGACGGGATCTCACATATCCGTGTTTCACACAGGAATATGATTACACTTCGAAGATCCTGAATCCGGATGTAGATGTCTGGAATGACAAGTATTTCGTGGACATCTGCGAAGCAGATAAGGACGATGATCCGGGGGAACTTACGACCTGGCAGAAAGCGAATCCGATTCGTGCTTTCTACGATGAGGGCATCGCGAAAATACAGGATGAATGGAGCATTGCTCATGATGTACCGGAGAAGATGATCGATTTCCGGACGAAGATGCTCGATCAATGGGTGATGGCAGCCGTGAACGGATACATGGACATGGCAAGGTGGAAGGCCTGCGAGGTTTCTGAGTATCCGATCGAGCTGAAAGGAAGACCGGTTTATGTTGGCTTCGACCTCTCTGCGAAGATCGACCTCACATCGGTTGCATTCATCGTGCCGTTCCAATCTGAAGACCTGGATGCGTCCGGAAATCCGATCACACGGTATATTCTGTGGACGCACTCGTTCATACCGTCGATGGAGAAGCTGCGCGAGCATCTCATAAAGGACAAGGTTCCGTATGACGCATGGGAGCGGATGGGTTTCCTCACGATCACAGGAACACCGATCGTCGATCAGTCTGCAGTGATGGAATATGTCCTAAAGACGATCAAAGAGAACGCTCTAGATCTGCAGTGTCTCTGCTTCGACCCGGCGAACGCATCTAAGATCATGATGGACCTCTCGAACCAGGGATATGATGTTGAGGAAGTGTATCAGAGCGTGAAATCTCTGAACGAATCAACACAGGGATTCAGAGAACAGGTTTACAGCGGAAACGTGCTGTATAAGCATAATCCGCTTTTGAATTATGCAATGTCGAATGCCGTAGTACGGCAGCAGGGCGGACTAATCAAAATCGATAAGGACGCAACGACGAAGAGAATTGATCCGGTCGATGCAACGCTGGCAGCGTTTAAGCTGGCACTGTATCACGACTTCGGATCTGAAAAGTATGAAGAATATCTCGACAACTTCATACAGCAGTTTTCGTAGGAGGGTAACATGGGATTTTTTCGGAAATTCCTGAATGCAATATCGGGGACAGAGGCGGATACAAATACCGCAACCGGGTTCACGGATGAGAAGCTGCTGGAATGGCTCGGAATCGATACGAAGGATCCGAAAGCCATTTCAGAGACAACGTATTTCATCTGCCTGAAGGTACTGTCTGAGACGATGGGAAAGCTTCCGCTGAAGCTGTATCACGAGGATGCAGATGGAGGCCGTGTCCGGGCACCAACAGACGCGGAAAGCGATGTCGTGCAGAATCGTCCGAACAGGATCATGACACCGGCAACATTCTGGAGCACGCTCGAAGCAAACTGCCAGCATTACGGAAATGCATACGCATGGATCCAAAGGGAGTACATGACACAGGGACGGGCAGCAGGCAATTATCGCATCATAGGCATGTGGCCTATGCAGTCGGATTGTGTAAACGTATTCGTTGATGATGCCGGAATCTTCGGAAATAACTCACAGACAGGACAGCTCTATTACCAGTACACGGATCCTCGCGCCGGAAAGATATATGTATTCCGGCAGAGTGATGTGCTTCACATCAAAACGTGGATGACATGGGACGGAGTGATGGGGAAATCGGTTCGCGACATTCTGAAAGAGACAGTTAAAGGTGCCGGATATTCGCAGCGGTATCTCGAAAAGCTCTATCAGTCCGGTCTCACAGCATCCAGCGTGTTACAGTATACCGGAGACCTGGATGATGCGAAGCGGAAGAAGCTTGCAGCGATTTACAATGATCTTTTGACCGGTGCGAAGAATGCCGGAAAGGTTGTACCGCTTCCGGTCGGTATGACGCTGCAGCCTCTATCGTATAAACTCACGGATGCGCAGTTCTTCGAGCTGAAGAAGTACACAGCATTGCAGATCGCAGCTGCATTCGGGGTGAAGCCGAACCAGATCAACGATTATGAGAAATCGTCCTATGCAAACTCTGAGATGCAGCAGATTGCATTCCTCACAGATACGATGCTGTATCGTCTCTCGATGTACGAGGAGGAGATCAATTACAAGCTCCTCACCAGGAAGCAGCGTGAGGACGGTTTTGTTTATAAATTCAATGAAAAGGTGCTTCTCCGAACGGATTCGAAGACGCAGATGGAATCCATCACGTCCGGGATCCAGAACGGTGTATATAAACCTAACGAGGGAAGACATTTGCTCGACATGCCATCAGCGGATGGAGGCGATCAGCTGATCGTCAACGGAAATTATGTTCCGCTCACACAGGTCGGAGCAGCTTATGGAGTACAGCAGGAAGGAGGAAATGCAGGATGATACTCAGTATTAAGGGCGATATCGTACAGGATAATGTCAAACGTGCGGTAAATTATCTCCGCGATTGGGGATATCCGCTCGTCGGTGATTATTTCGCGCCTCTCGACTTGCACGAAGCTCTCGACAAGCTGCCGATGGGTGATCGGCTGGAAGTGAAGATCAATTCCGGCGGTGGAGATGTCGAAGCAGGGCAGGAAATCTACGAGGAGCTGCGGAAGAGAAACGATGTTGATATTGAAGTGCAGTCGATGGCAGCATCTGCAGCATCAATTATCGCTATGGCTGGTCCGAGTACGATTTCTCCGGTCGGAATGATCATGATCCACAACGTATCGACATACGGAGTCGATGGAAATCATAAGGACATGGAGAAGATGGCGGAAGTTCTGAGAAACTTCGACGAAGCTCTCGCACAGGCCTACGTGCAGAAGACCGGACGCGAACAGTCGGAAATCCTAAAGCTCATGGACAAAGAGACATGGCTTCCGGCAAACAGAGCGGTAGAACTTGGATTTATTGATTCTATCGCTGATGAATCACAGCTTTTTGCGGCAGCATTAAATCCGCTTAATAGCAAATATGACACGATCCTCTCGCAGTATGAGAAAGCGATGGCTGATCAGAAAGCGAAGGAAGAAACCAAAAACGAATTATTAAAGCGCATCGAAGAACTCGGCGCGTAAAAGGAGAAAAAAATGAACATTCAGGATCTTATCAATGCGAAGAATGCGAAGCTTGAAGAGGCTAAGAAGCTTGTCGCAGATGGCAAGCTGGATGAGGCTAAGAAGCTTACAGATGAGGCTCAGGAGCTTCAGAACCAGATCGATGCGCTGAAGGCAATCGATGCGCTCGGCGAGCAGGGACAGTTCGCAAACGCTGTAGCACCTGTGGAGGTACTGGCAGCAGGCGAAGGAGAAATCGAGAACGATGCAGTGCATAAGTTCGCAGATGCTGCGCGTCATGGTTTTCGCAACATGTCCGAAGGGACACCGGCAGAAGGCGGTTACACCGTACCGGAAGACATTCAGACTCAGATCAATAAGCTCAAGGAAGATGAGTTTGATCTTTCTGCTTTCGTTGACACTGAGAATGTATCAACCAACACAGGTCGGAGAACATATCAGACCAGAGCACAGGTAACCGGTTTCAAGGAAGTCGGTGAGGGCGCTGCAATCAAGAAGGCTGATGAGCCGAACTTCTCCGTAGTAGAGTACAAGATCAAGAAGTACGCTGGATTCCTTCCGGTTACAAACGAGCTTCTTGCAGATTCTGATGCGAACATCACAGCAACCATTTCCGAGTGGCTCGCAAGACAGGATGTCGCAACGAGAAATGCGAAGATCCTCGCAGTGATCGATGCACTCGACAAGACAGAGCTGAGTGATGTTGATGGTATCAAGAAGGCTGTAAATGTAACGCTCGGAGCGAAGTTCGCTGGATCCGTTGCCATTTACACAAACGATGATGGTCTCAACTATCTCGATACTCTGAAGGACGCTCAGAAGAGATACCTCCTTACTCCGGATGCCCAGAATCCGATGCAGATGGTTCTCGCTGTCGGCGCTCACAAGGTTCCGGTAGTTGTTATTCCAAACAGCATCATGCCTTCCGACACGACAACGACCGAAGGCAAAACGATCATTCCGTTCAAGATTGGAGATCTCTTCGAGGCTGTAAAGCTTTTCGACCGCCAGCAGCTCACAATCGGTGTTTCCAGTGAAGCAGCAGTAACCGGATTCAACGCATTCGAGCAGGATATGACTCTCTTCCGTGGTATTGTTCGTCTCGATGTTGAGGCAAAGGACAAGGCTGCTGTCGTAAACGGCACGATCACAGTCTGATTAGTAGATTACTAATACCGCCGGGATTCCGGCGGTATTTTTACGGAGGTAAACATTATGACATGGAATGAGGCTATAAATCAGTCGCTGGCAGATGTGCAGGCCTCCGGAATCATGGATGAGATGCGCGGATATCTGAAGATTGATGGCAACGATGATGATGCTATCCTCTTTCAGTGCGTAAAAGCATCCATTGATTATATTGTGAATGCAGTCGGTGAGTTTGATGAAGACAGTCCGAAAGCTGTACTTCTCATGTATGCGATCACGCAGGATTTCTATGATAATCGACAGCTCATGCAGTCTGAGATCCAGCAGAAGCTGAAGCAGCGCGAGAGTTTCAGGAGTGTGATACTACAGCTCCAGCTCGCAAAAGCAGAAAAGGATGATGCATCATGAGCATGGCGAGGGGAATCAATCCGGGAACACTCAACCGGCGAATAAAGATATACGGATACAAAGACATTGATGATGACCTGGGTGGTAGCAGGACCGTACTGGTTGAAAAAGCAGAGGTATGGGCGAATATTCATCCGACGAGAGGATCTGAGTTTCTGGAATATTATCGAGAATCGAACGAACTTCAATACAAAGTTACGATTCGATATCGTGATGATATTACGGTGAAAGATGTACTCGTTCGTGGAGATCAGCAGTTTACGATCCAGTCCGTGATAGATCCGAACGATGATCATTACGTTTTGGAAATCTATTGCACCGAATCGAAAGATAAGGAGGTGCTGTATGGCGGATAGTATGATGACATTCGAACTGCAGGGCCTCGATGATCTGATAGATGATATTCAGGCCGTATACAGAGAGTATCCGGACGAAACAGACAAAGAGATGAGAAAGGCTGCGACGGATTTCAAGAAGGACGTGAACGATAAGATGCCAGCCGATTATGCAAACGGCAAAACACCGATACCGAAGAAATGGAAGATCGAACGTGAAAAATCACTTTTTGGAGGCGGGTATACAGTCGCTTTTGATATTACGAACACGGCGAGGCACTGGCATCTCGTAGAGAATGGACACGAAGAGTGGATACCAATCTCTACGGTTCCATATATCATGAACAAAAGACAGTCGCATAATGAGTCTACACGAAAGAAACCTTCACACAAGACGAAAGCAAACGTGGTGCATAAAGGATTCATTCCAGGCAAGTTCTATTGCCGTGATACAAGAGCGGAATGGGCCAGCGGAGAGTTCGAAAAGCGTGTAAGGGAGCACCTCGAAAAGATTCTGGCGAGGCACAACCTATGATTTATTCCGTGACGGACGTTAAAAAAGCATGTAATAAGCTCCTCCGGTCAACGTTCCCGGAGATCACGATCTACAATAACGATACTCTGGACGGTTATAAGAGACCGTCATTTTTCACGGAGATCCGGCAGAATGGATCCACAAAGAAATATGCGAGATATGTGAAAGAGTTCGGATATACATTTATCATCACGCTGTTTGAAACAACGCATGATGAATCGTATTGCCTGGAAGTCTATCAGAAGATCGCAGATGCATTCAGAGACAGGATTACGATTGTAAACTCGAATGGCGTGAAAAAGTATATGAGCGTCGATAGCATAGAGTATTCCTGGATTGATGAACATTCAGACAAACTCCAGGTGATGGTTAATTTCGATCCGGTTCGAGAGCTGGGTGATGAGCCTGAACCGACAGAACCGGTGATGGAAGATCTAAATGTCACAGTAAATAACTAAGAAAGAAGGAGAAGAACAGCATGAAAGCACCAAGTGTAAATATTGCGTTCATCGAAAAGGCAGCGACAGCGATCGAGCGGACCGCGAGAGGCATCGTAATGATGATCCTCAAGGAAGAAACGTTCGAGACTGCAGATTACGAGATCCTCGATACATCGGATATTCCTTCCACACTGTCTGCAGAGAACCAGGCAGCTATCACGAGGGTACTGTATGGTTATCAGACCACACCGACGAAGGTTCTCGTGCATCTCATCAAGTCTGATGCAGAAGGACTCGATGAAGCATACAAAGCAGCAGAGGATTATATCGCTGCGAAGAAGTGGAATTACCTCGTAGTTCCGACAGCACAGACCGATGGAAAGGCACTGGAGCTGTCCACATGGATCAAGACGCAGAGAACCATCAACCACAAGTCGTTTAAGGCAGTGCTGCCGAACGTGGCTGCAGATAATGACGGTGTAACGAACGTGACAATGGGTTATACGGATTCCGATGGCACTGAATTGACTGCAGAACAGGCATGCGCAAGAGTTGCCGGAATCATTGTAGGCACTCCGTTCACAATGTCCTGCACATACGCTCCGGTTACAGAAGCACTCGGATGCCCGGCAATGACTCCGGAGGAGAAGGACGAAGCAGTGAATGCTGGTAAGCTCATCTTCTTCTGGGATGGCGAGAAGGTAAAGATCGTCCGTGGTGTCAACTCGTTCGTGACAACGAATGATGTGAAGAACAACAGCTTCAAGAAGATCAAGCTCGTTGATGCGATGGATATGATCTCTGATGATATCCGTGAGACAGCAGAGGACAGCTATATCGGTAAGTATGCAAATTCTTACGATAACAAGTGCCTCCTGATCTCTGCAATCAACGCATATTTTGATACGCTCATCGCAGAAGGCGTAATTTCCGCTGGCAAAGCATCGCTCGACCTGGCAGCCATCCGGACATACATCAAGTCAAAGGGCGGAAAGTTCGTAAACGATGCCGGTGATATGGCAGAGCTGGCAACAGCAACAGATGAGGACATCAAGAAGGCGAATACCGGATCCGATGTATTCCTCACTGCGAATGTTTCACTGCTGGATGCTATCGAAGATATCACGCTGAACATCTACATCGGTTAATGGAGGTACACGATAATGACTGGTTTTGAATCTGAACAGGTTATGAACGGCACCTATGGACAGGTGTGGATCGATGGACAAGAGATGGCAGAGGTAAACAAGTTCTCTGCTGAAGTCGCAATTTCTTACGACGATATCAAGCAGGCGCGTAAGCTTATGGATGGCAAGAAGATGGTATCCATGAGCGGATCCGGATCTGTAACAATGGCACATGTATCTTCTTACATGACAAATCTTCTTTCTGATGCTCTGAAGGCTGGAAGGGTTCCGGACATCACAATAGTCGGAAAGCTGGATGATCCGAGCGCGATCGGCGGTGAGAGAGTTGCTCTCTATCACTGCAAGTTCGATAAGCTCACGCTGATGAACTGGGAGCATGGCAAGTCTGGTGAGGATGAAGCTCCTTTCACGTTTGAGAATTGGGATATTCTCGATAAGACAAAGTAATAAACACAATGACATGAGACCGGTGCGGATATTCCGTACCGGTCATATTTTTGAAAGGAAATGAGTATAATGAATAATATTGATTTGATGATGAAGATGGACAGCGGGAAATTAACCGTTGCTCCTACTAGAGATATAACCGTAACTGTTGGCGATGAAGAAATGACATGGAAGATCAAGGCACTCGCAGGAAAGAGATTCCAGGAACTCAGTGGAAAGGCCGTAGATGATGATGGCAACGTGGATATGGAGCGTGCCTATGAAGCGAACCTCCTTCTGTGTTCAGAAGGTGTTGTGGATCCTGATCTGAAGGACAAAGAGCTGATGGCACATTTCGGCGCAGCTACTCCGGCAGATCTACTCGATAAGCTGTTTAAGTATAACGGCGGTGAGATCGGAAGAATTGCGGATGCCATCGTTGATCTGTCCGGTTACGGTAAGGACACAAAGAAGAAAGTAAAAAACTGATAGACACGGATCCGGAGATACGGACAGCGTATATCCTCTTCCGTGAAAAGAACTGGAAACCATCGGATTATTTGATGATGAATCCTTCAGAGCAGATTGTGACAGAAGTTTTTCTCGAAAGAGAGATCAAAGAGAGAAATGATGAACAGAAAGCTCTGGAGAGAAGGATGAATAGAAGATGAGCAGCAGAGTAATTGATGCGGTTTTAAAACTGAGAGATGAATTTACAGGACCGATGAAAAAATCTCTGTCGCTGATGACGGAGGCTTCCAAAGACGGAGCAAAAGCTCGTAAGAGCATTGCAAAGACAGGCGAAGCAATTAGCGGACTCGGGACGAAGCTAACTGCCGGGATCACACTCCCGCTCGCTGGGGTTGCGACAGCTTCCGTATCATCGTTCGGTGAAGTCGATAAATCGATGCGTCTCGTCGAAGCAACGATGGGAGAAGCTGCCTGGGCAACAGGAGACCTCGAAGGAGCGATGAAGAAAGCTGCAGCAGCATCCGTATTCGGAATGCAGGATGCTGCAGATGCATCTCTGAATTTCGCACGACAGGGCTTCGATGCACAGGAATCCGCAGCGATGCTGAGTCCTGCACTGAGCCTGGCAGCAGGCACTGCAACAGATCTCGCGGATGTAACGGGCGGACTCGGAAACTCAATGAAAATCTTCGGATTGACATTTAATGATGCAGCGTGGGCAGCAGATACACTCGCGAAAGCACAGGCATCTGCGAATACCACAACGCAGGATTTGTTTGATTCAATTTCTATTGCAGGTCCGGTCGCTAAATCGGTCGGATGGGAAATGGATGAGCTGGCAACAGTAACAGCAGCTCTCGGAAACGCTGGAATCAGTGGTTCAGAAGGTGCCAATGCAATAAAGACTGGCCTCGCTCGTCTCGCTTCTCCGGCAAAGAAGGGCGCTGAATGGATGGAAAAGCTTGGAATCAATGTATTTGATGAATCCGGGCAGATGCTGAACGCTGTCGATGTGCAGAAACAGCTGCATGATTCCTTCGCAGGATTATCACAGCAGGAACAGCTCTCAGCAGCATCAGCAATCTTCGGTAAAGAGCAGATGAGTAAATGGCTGTCACTCATCAATACGGCACCGGAGAGCTTCCAGGGACTCCAGACAGAGATAGCAAATTCAAAGGATTCAGCAGAAAACATGGCTGATTCTTTGATGAACGGTGTCGGCGGATCTATAGAGAAGCTAAAATCGACATGGGATGTTGCAAAGTACGATATCGGTCAAACGATCGGCGAGGTCGTGCAGCCGTTTATCGATAAGGTAACAGAGGTAATAAACTGGTTCACAAGTCTCGATGAAGAGGGACGAAAGCAGATCATCAGAATGGCAGGAATAGCTGCAGCTGTCGGGCCGGTGCTGTTGGTATTCGGCAAGATGGTTACAAATGTCTCGAAACTTCTCGGAGTATTTGCAAAGATCAAGCAGGCAGCAGGACTCCTGAAAGCAGGATGGCTCGCGCTGAACGCTCCAGCTGCAATCGTAGTCGGTGCGCTGGCAGCGTTAGTCGTTGCTGGTGTCCTGATCTATAAAAACTGGGACAAGATAAAAGCAAAAGCGCAGGAAGTCGGGCAGACGATCATGCAGAAGTTCGGGGGACCGATATCGAAGCTGGTTTCTCAATTCAAATCATTCGTTTCTGCAGCGAGAACAACATTTGCAGGAATCTGGAATACGATCCAGCAGAACATGCAGAAAGCATCGCAGACGCTGGGACCGGTAATATCCGGTATTATTCAGAACATAAAGGGCGTGATCGAGACGATCGTTCCAGTAATCCTGAATGTGGGTACATCAATTCTTGCAAATGTTCAGCAGCTGATCACGAATATCGGACCGGTAATCCAGGGAATCATAAATTTCCTCACGCCGATCCTCACATTTATCGTCGGAACATTCTGGAGCGGTATCAGCGGGGTAATCAGCACGCTAGGTCCTACGATTTCGAATCTCGTGACAGACATAGGCGGATATATTAACGGCTTCATGGATGTTCTGAATGGTATCATTACATTTATTACGGGTGCATTCACAGGAGACTGGGGAAAAGCATGGCAGGGAATCAAAGATGTGTTCTCAGGAATTATCGAGCAGATTACATCTCTGATAAATGGCGTAAAGGATGCAGTCGGTGGAGTAGTCGAAGGAGCGAAAGGATTAGCAAAGGGTGTCGGGAATTTCGTGACGAGCCATCTGCCGGGGCATGCAGCCGGAACAGTTTACTGGAGAGGCGGTCCGACAAGAGTAAACGAACGCGGTGGTGAGATTCTCGATCTTCCGCAGGGCACTCGTATCATTCCGAATGATGTATCGCGTTCGATGTCCAACAGCGTGAATATTCCGAAACTGGCTGATCAGATCATTGTCCGCGAGGACGCTGATATTGATCGCATCGGAGATATGCTCGTAAGACGCTTGCAGGGTGCATCCGGAGCAATGGGGGTTGCATAAATGGAGATATGGATTAAAGGATCGCGAAGATTCAGATTTCCGGTGCTTCCGCCCGGATATGATGTAACATCAGAAAGAGATAATCAGACTGTCAACATAAACTCGATCGGAGAGATCGACCTAGGAGGAAACCGGAAGCTCCGGGAAGTATCATTCTCCTCGTATTTTCCGAGAAAGCCGGACGGATACGAGCACGGAGGGCACAGATCTCCGGAGAGCTGCGTTAAAACGATTGAACGTATAAAGAACGGTGGACCGTGCAAATTGATCATTGCAGGGACTCCGGTAAACTGGAGGTGCCGGATCACTTCTTTCACCTATGGCGAGGAAGATGGTACCGGAGACATTCATTTTTCAATAACATTTAAGGAGCACAGAGGTGTCAGCATCGGATCTTCAAGTGTTATCCCAGTCGCTGGGATGCACTAATTCATACGAATCCGGGCGAATCGCTCCGGAGACGAAAACACAGAATTATACGGTACGGAAGGGAGAGGGACTCGAAGAGATCGTGATGCGACTCACAGGGTCCCATAACTGGAGACTGGTTTATGAACTGAATAAGGACGCGATCGGAACAAATCCGAACTATATCGCGGAAGGGACGGTGCTGATCATTCCGGAGGCGATCGATCATGATAGCGATACTTTTGACTAAACCACAAACGGGAATTGTATACAATATCACGCAGGCGGTATCGTCGGTCAAATGGTCCGGAGCATATAACAAGGCCTGCAGACAGCTGGAGTTCTCGTATATCAATTCCAAATATGTCTCCGTGCCTCGGATCGCTGCCGGAGATATCGTGTCGGCATACGATTATCCGTCGATGGATGAGATATTTTACGGCATGATCTTCGGAACCGAGAGAAGCTCCGAGATCGGAACATTGACATTCACAGCTTATGATCCGATGAAGCATCTGCTGGAGTCGAAGGGACAGTACGTTTTCTCGAATATCACTCCGGAGGCAATCGCGCAGCAGGTATGCGCGGATGCACAGGTGCCGGTGCGCTTCCTGTATCCGACAGGTGTAAACATTAAGTCACTGATCTGCAATAACATGACATATTACGATATCATCATGGCAGCGTACACGAAAGCGAAGAAGATCCTGAACAAGACATTCTTCGCGATGATCTATAAGCGTGGATTTTCCGTGTATCATGCAAAGTGGTTCGTGAAGGGTTTCGTGCTGAGTGACAGATCGACGATATACAGTTCCGATATCACAGAGAATTTCACGAGCGTGGTGAACCGTATCCAGATCCTGGACGATAAGAACAAGATCGTCGGACAGGTACAGGACGCGGATTCCATCAGCCGTTTTGGGATATTCCAGGATACATATACACAGGAGCAGGGTGTGGATCCTGCAACGGCAGCAGGCACGAAGCTGAAGACGCTGCCGGACCAGGAGATAAAGATCGATGCAGTCGGAGACATTAACTGCATCGCAAATTATTTCGTCCCGCTGCATGATGCAGCGACAGGGTTGAACAGTCGGTACTTCATCGAATCGGATGAGCATACCTGGCAGAACGGTATACACACAATGAGTCTGAAGCTCCGGTTTGATGCCATCATGGATACGAAGGATGCTTCGGAAGAGGAGGAGAAGTAATGTGGGATGCTGATATGATCGATATCCTCCGTAACGAAGGTGCCGTGAAGAATCCTGAAGGGATCATTACCGGGGAGATGACCGGACCGAAGAGCATGAAGATTGGAAATCTAAACCTCACTGCTGCGAATCTCCTGTTTCTGCAGGGCACGACATCAAAGGTCGCGACAGCTGTCGCAGGACACTGCCCGGCAGACGGTGAGCTGAAGGACAAGACAACATATCTCCCTGCGCTGGCAGCAGGCGATAAGGTTGCATGCGTAAGGCTGGGAGAAGATTATTACCTCGTTCTGGGAAAGGTGGTGAGCTGATGGCAAGTCTGCTTCCTTCCTTCATGGAAGATGAGATAAACAGCATGCTGCAGTCGGAGGAAGCTTCGACAGCCAGCACGAACACATTGACGATTCCGGAGGAATACGGGATAGATTTCAAGACAGGACAGATGACCGGGAAGATCGTCCAGGGACTCGAAGCGATAAAGGTGTGGATATGGCAGTGCCTGCACACCGAGCGTTTCCGGTATCCGTTGTACTCGTGGCAGTATGGCACGAGGCTGGAGCAGTACATCGGACACGTTCTGTCGGATGAATATCTGCAGGCGGATTGTGAGGATGAGATCACGGAGGCATTGATGGTAAATTCATACATCACAGGACTCGAAGATTTCAAAGCTGAGAAGCAGGACGATCACATGACGATATCTTTTCGGTGCATCACGACTCTCGGAGATATAGAGGTAAACGAAAATGTATGAGGATAAAACGTATGAAAGCATCCTGTCGGATGCGCAGGATGAAGTAAGCGGAAATGTCCTGAAGACAGAAGGATCGCTCGTGTTCAATGCGCTGTCGGCGCTGGCCTATGAGATGTCGAAGCTCTATCAGCAGATGGATTACATCATAAACCAGTCGCATGCAGAGTCTGCAGATCTCGAACATCTGATCCTGATCTGTAATGACAGAGGCATCATCCGGAAGACAGCGACGCATGCTTATGTGGAAGTGACTGCGAATGTCTCGATTCCGGTCGGAACGAGATTCTCTCTGAAAGGGTATAATTACCGGATCACAGAGGAGACCGATACTGCGAACCATGTACACACGGCGATCGTCGAGGAGACGGGATCCGGAGCGAATGAGTTGACAGGAGAGCTAACCGTGATCGATCATGTAGACGGTTTGAACGTTGCGACGGTTACGAAGGCATTGATACTCGGAGAAGATGATGAAACGAAGGACGAGCTGTATAAGAGATATCTGGAATCATTCCAGACGGGATCCTTCGGAGGAAACATTGCTGCATACAAATCGACCGTAAACGCGATCGATGGTGTCGGCGGGTGCAAGGTGTATCCGGTATGGAACGGTCCGGGGACGGTAAAGGTTGTGATCGCATCCTCTGCGAATGGCGCGATATCTGATTATCTTCTGAATCAGATCAAGGAAGCAGCCGTGCCTCCTGAGAAGGGAACGGGATACGGGTTCGTGCCGATCGATCATACGGTCACGTTCGAATCTGTCGAGGAAGTTCCGCTCGTGATCACAACAAACATCACGTTCGAGGATGGATATACATGGTCATCGACAAAGGAAGAGATCGAGAACGCGATCAAGTCGTACATTGCATCGATCGCGAAGGAGTGGATGGACCAGGATTACACAGAGAATGTCACGGTTTACATTTCGCGTCTCGAATCGAAGGTGCTGGATGTTGCAGGGATCAAGGACATCACAGGCACGACGCTGAACGGAAGTACATCGAATCTTGCACTCGCGTGGAATCAGATTCCGACATTCAGTGAGGTGAGTCTGCAATGAAAACACTAACACCGGATACAGGGCATTATTTTCCAACACATATAAAGAAAATAGATGAGTTCAAAGAGATCGCCGGCGCTTATGACAAGAGCCTTGCAGTCGCATGGAAGAATCTCGGAAAGATATACGATAACAACTATTTCGACGTGATGGACGAATCAGAGTGCGAATATTGGGAGAAGCGGTTCGGTATAACCGTGAATCCGCTCGACACTCTGGAAGACAGACGGAACCGTATCAGAGGATACAGCGTATCGGATCTTCCGTACACGGAAAAGAAAATGCGCGAGATGCTCACGGCGATGTGTGGGACAGATGGTTTCACGTTCGTACCGGATCCGTCCGTAAAGAAATTGAAGGTAGGTGTGAAGCTCACGGGGCAGCGGCTGATCACGAACGTGACGGAGATTCTCCGGAAAATGATTCCGGCAGATATGGAGCTGGAGGTCGTGCTTCTCTATAATCAGCACAAGCGCTTCAGGATCCTAACGCATGCGCAGCTGTCGAAGTATACGCACGAGGAGCTGCGCACGAGCATGGATTTCCAGTGGCACGAGGATATTAATGCGAAGGTGGCACGCTCACGGCATTCCGATCTCGCTGCAATGAAGCATGTAAACATTATGCTAGGAGGCAAGGAGATCGAGGATCTCGGATTAAGAACGTAAGAAGGAGCATCCGAAAGGGTGCTTTTTTAATACAAAAATTCAAGAAGGAGAGAACGAATGGCAACGTACACAGAGAATTACAATCTGGTGAAGCCAGCACAGGGCGATTTCTACAATGTGGATGATTTCAACGGCAATGCAGATATCACGGATAAGCAGCTGAAAGCACTCGCGGATCTGATCGAGCAGAACAAGGGTGCGAGCGATAAGCAACTCGCGAAGCTCGCGCTGAAGTATTTTCAATCGACGCGGGTACCGATGGAGAAGCTCGGCACGGAGGTGACTGCAGAACAGCTGTCCTATATCGAGAACGGCGAGGGATATCAGCTCGGACTCGGAAGCTACTGGGATGACCAGGCGCAGGGGATCGTGTGGAGGATATGGGATTTCGATAAATTCTATAACACGGGCGATGCTGCGCTGAAAACGAGGAACGCATGCGTATTACCGGATGCGAACCTCATTCATGCAGATGGCTCGACTCATTACATGAACGATACAGATACAACAGAAAACGGATACAACGGTACAAAGTACAGATCTACATATAGATCACAGTGCAGGACGAAGTTCGCGAATTTCTTCGGATCCGCTCATATCGTGACACACAGAGAATTACTTTCGAATGCAGTTTCGAACGGAGCTGCATCCGGATGGTCATGGTACGATTGCGATGTGGAGCTTCCATCAGAGGAAATGATGTACGGTCATGGTGTATGGGGTACATCAACAATCGGAGGCCAGGGCGGTTATAATGTCGGAAATTCATGGGGAAGATTGGCACTATCGTTGTTAAAACCGGAATTTGTCTGCAACCGTGAGAATTATTGGCTGCGAAATGTTGTTTCCGCGTCGTATTTCGTGTTTGTCGATGTCCGCGGCGATGCCTACTGCGACCGCGCGTCGAATCCGGG